CCTCTACGTTCTGTTGTTTTGACGACAACATCTCCTATATTTGATTCAACAGCCATTCTAAACATATTGTTCCTTTATGATACAGGGACACTAGCTTGTCCAACACGATAAGTATCTTGCTGTAATTTACCGTCACCAAGATTCTTTAATAAAGCTATAGATTCTAAATACATATTAGTATAAAGCTGTACCAAATCAGGTTCACCTTTCATAAACCGTATGGCTTCTGTTAGTGCTTTATTCAACAAAGCAGAATCAAAGTTCTCACTTAACCAAGGTAACGTACTTGCTGTAACAATAGATTCTGGATAATACCCATAATGCAGCTCCATTGTGTACCCGCTATCTGGCGTTGGCCCTAAAATAAAAGCCGAATCATCAAATATAGCGTAGTGTTTAGGTAACCCTGTAGTTGCAGGATTAGGATACGCTTCCCTAATAAAGTTAACATCTTTGTTTAAAAGATAGGTAAACACTCCACTAGCATTAGTAACAGCTAAACTATAGGTATAAAGAAAATCAGAAGGTACTGATAAGTACTTATTACCAGAAGTCAAAGCCCCCGTCACATTTTTACGAAGCGAGGGAAGTTGTACGGTATTATAGATAGCCTGTTCAGCCTGTTGAGTAAACATAGCAAGCTGGTCACTTGTGAATGAAGTCTCACAAATGTCTTCTATGTTAGCCGTCAACTGGGCATAGGTCATACTCATGCAAGCGTACCACGTACCATTGTGCCTTTAGTTGCAGCACCTGCGCCACGCATCTTAATGCCAGAAGTTTTTACACCGCTCATATCAGTCTTAGGTGCTCCTTTAACAGGTTGTACACCTTTATCTTTATGAACCTTTACTTCTTCCATATCAAATACATTCATTTTATGCTCCTACGAAGTCGTTACTGTTACTGTTCCTACTTCACCTGTTCCTACTAAATCATTAGGAGTAAGGTCAAATGGATCTCGTCCTACACCCACTGGATTCCATCCCCATTGAGTATCTCTACTTTCTGTTAACTCTGCACTATCTGAACGTGGATCTCGTATTGCTTGCGGATCATTAACAGGAAAATCACCTAATCTTAACTGTGGTTGGTCTGGGTTCCAACATTCAGGACACGCTTTTATATGCGTATTTTTGCCCTTCTCAATTAAGTCTTTAAGCTCTCTTAACTTGTATTGGAATCCGCAAACATCACAAATCCCTAATGCTTTTCGGGCTGATGCAAAACGATTCGCCATAACTAAACATACCCAATGCGAGGAACAAATCTAGCAGAGGTTTTTTCTCTATCTTCTCCTGCTGCCAACATAAACTGTTCTTCATAAATTTCTTTTAACATAGGCACACGAGGCATTAACTCTGGATCTTTTTGTGATATGTAATAAGCCAACCCAGCCATTAAACAAGGTAAAAACCTAAAACTCATATCCGCGGTTTCTACCCCATCCCCCGCATCTTCTATCCTACGCATACGCCAATAGTAGAACACGTACCCACTTTTATCTGGTACAGGCCAAACATTAATCTTAGGGGTAGTACGAAGACGTTCTACATATACCTGTATGGGCCTACCTTCTGATAACTTATTAGGTATAGATGAATAGGTACTAACACTAATACGGCTTATGGTAAGGTCTTGCTGTGTAGTAGCATTACCTGAGTCTGTACGTACAACGTGCTCTAGCAAATCAACAGTATCATTGGGTAGGTCGTACTCAGATGTACCTTCTGTTAACGTGATAGACCCTTCGTCTATTGTCCACAGATTTATCCCTCTATTCTGCCACTCGATAGTTAATAGGTTCATAGATCTACGAGCAGTTCGTAAATCGTAACCTGAACGCATTTCACGCCCAGCGCGTTCCCACGCTTCTTCTGCTATCTCAGTAAAGTCAGGATTAAATGCAGTTGTACCAGAGGTAGCCATCTACTTCTTCTTAGCTGCTTTCTTAGCAGGTTCTTTCTTAGCGGCTGCTTTTTTAGGCGGCTGCAATTCTTTTAGCCTAGCTTTTGCCTCTTCTTCACTCATTAGGTCAGCATCCACAATGGCGTAAGAACCATCCTCTTGCTTAACACCAATTTGAAAGACAGGTGTACCGTCTACAAAATTACCGTTTTGATAAACTTCAAACTTATCCATGTTGTTCTCCATTAAACATACAAAGTTTTTTTTCTGCGTCCCGGCATAACCGCGCCACAACCTTTATGGTTTTTACGTACTTGCATTAAACCACCATTATACGCGGTTCGTACCTTTGCTTTTTTAGTATTCGATACTACTGTTTGTCCTCTTGCTCCTGCTTTCTTCTTTTTACGAGCAGTTGTGGCCCTATCTGCTTGACTTAAAGATCTAGCTTTAGCTAATGGCAGACACCTATCTGGGTTCTTTTTGTCTTTAGAAGTACCACATTCTCCTTTGATCTTACCGTCCGTACCAATACGAACCCATTTTTGATCCCGCCATTTTTTTAACTGGCCCATTTAAGCTGCCTTTTTTCGCTTCGTCTTTTTCTTTTTACCCTTACCGTATTTAGGGTCTTTACAGTACTTAGACGCTGCCATATTTGCGTAAGCAGAAGGATATGTATCAAAAGTACGCTTTGCCCAAGCCTTACCTTTAGCACATATCTTTCCACCTGACTTATAGTATCTACGCATTAATACATCTTAGCAGGTCTTACACCCTTACGAGCTATACCTGCGCCACGAACTTTTTGTTTTTTCTTAACTTTACCGCCTTCCTCAAACTTCAAAGGTACTTCTTCTCTAGGTGATTTAGGTGCGCGTGCTGCTTCTTCCCTAGCCATGAGATTGTCGCGCCTAGTATCCTGCCCTCTACGTATAGACTGAGGGCTTCGCGTTCTCTTAACTCCGACATTAGCTTTACTCGCCATATCACCTACGGCTTTGTCACGTTTACTAAGTTCTTTCTTAGCAAGTTCAACCGCTTGTTTTCCATACTTTCTAATTGCTGACCTAGTTCCGTTTGCAGCTAAAAATTTAGCTACTACACCTAATACTGGTAATGCCATATATTTCTCCTCACCTCATTTTTATAGGTCTGTAACCTCTACGTTCAATACCTGCACCGCGCAACTTTTTGACCTTACCGCCTTTCTTGTATCCTTTGGTCTTCATCTTACCGCCAGCCATATAGCCTTTAGTTTTCATCTTACCACCGGCTTTCATACCTTTGGCTTTCATCATACCGCCAGCTTTCTTTGCAACCTTCTTCTTCGTTTCATAAGGCTTTTTAGGAGTCAATCCGTCTCGTTCGTTAATAAACTTACGTAACGCTCCTCTGTAGGTTAAATTGGTATTACCAGCTTTCTTACGAAATTTAGCCAACTCCTCTGCGGTAACAGCAGCTTTAGCCTTACCTGACTTAGACATAAAAGTTTTAGCCTTTGTACCCTGCGCTTCAGCTTGTTTTCTAGCTGAACCAATGGTTCTAGGTAATCCTGTACCTGTACCTCTATCAGCCGATACGTTTGAACGCCCTTCAGACATATCAGTTTTCATGTCAGATTTAGGAGGCTTAACATTAGTTTTAGGCTGGCGTTCTACTTTTGTAAAAGCAGGGGGTTCTTTAGTAACAGTCACGTTACCTCTTCGACTTTGTTTAGTTCTACCTGCTTCTTTCCTTTCTTCAGCAGTCATCGTTCTAGGATTAAGTTGTCTATTAGGCATATCCCTTTCACGATTTAACTTTGTGCCTTTAAGATCACTTGTAGGTCTTCTCTTAGCCGCTCGTTCCTCCGCACGCCTACGTTCTAATCTATCTGCTGCTGATTCTCTAGCCATGTTATCACTCCGCGTATAAGTTATTGAACACCTGATTTACATCAAGTGTATAGTCTAAATCTGATTTACTGTAATGAACGTGCTGAGATGGTTTAAAATCTGGCGCACCTTCTCCTGTTTCAAACCAAGCTGGATGAGTTACCCTTACTCGATTATTCGGTAAAGCAACGATATTACCTGTCCACTCTCCTGCATCTAAAAGCTCAAGCACATGGCTCTGCTTATGTTGAGCAGGATCGTCAGCTATCTCGTTATTTGTATAATCTACTGTAAACATATATTTAGCTGGATAAAACTCACTATCTATCTTT